AATTTTGCCACAACACCCCCGGCAAGTTTGACACCGTGACCGCCTACCTCTTGCGGATGCGGGTTTCTGATTCTCCTTCTTATCCTGCATCTTTGCACCGTTCGCCGGAAACGGGCAAGAAATCCGGCCAAATTCCCTTGTACGCTTACCCTCTTGTGCGTACACCATGCGTCCGGCGGTATGCGGGGAAACCGCCTAGAATTTAAACAAAAAAGGAAAAGCACCATGAAAGACGAAAGCACCATAGTCAAGTATGACGGATTGAGCCGTGAACAGGTCCTTTGCGCACTTTACAATTTTTCACATCCTCAAGGCGCTGGATTTCTCCACTTCGACCCGAAACCGCTCAATGTTGACGAAGCGAAAAATATTCTGGAACGCTGTTCTTACGTTGACTACTTGAAAGGACGCGTTATCAAGGTCAATCTTGAAAAGGACTCTCAAGAATTCGACGCCCATCTTTATGATCGCGATTGCGGGCAGGGATCCGCCAGAAAGGCGATTGAACGTTACAAGAAACTTGGATTCCATTGGCGTTTCGAAATTAAGTCTAGCCGCAACATGCCCGAACTGTCTATAGAATTTGTTTCAACCACCATCAAGGATGAAAAAGATGCCTAAAGAAAAAACAGCATTCGAAAAGACCGCCGCCGCGCTCAAGGTCATGGTAAAGAAAATCGCGGCAAAGAAAAACGAACCGCGCCGCGAATTGCAGTGCGTATGGATAGCGCACAAATCCGGCCATGCAGTAGCCACTGACGGGCACGTTCTCGCCTGTCTTGACCTCAACTATTGGGAGAACCTTTACCGCCCCGAAATGCTCCCGGAATTGGCCTTTTATGCCGATATGCAGGTGCTTCACTATGCCAACGGTGACGCGCTTATTTCGGCGGAAAAGAAGGAAGAATTTATCAAGCAGTTCGGCCACGGAATGACCGTGACTCCAAACTTCGACGATCTTGAAGATACGGCCATTCCCTATCCAGATTGGAAAGTTTTTGTCCCGGCAGCGGAAACGTTGCAGCACGTTTCTACAACGGGAGCCGTTTTCTTCCCCGGACAGTTGGGCGTTCTTGATCTTGTCGCTGACGCCTTCGAGGTTCCAATGTTTACGACGGTTGCTAACCGCCTTTACGGCTCCACGAACGTCCGGGGCCATGTGTGCGTATTGCCGGGGCTTATGCTTGCCGTTATGCCGATTCTTATTGGCGAAGAACAGGTGCAGACGGCACCTTCGAAAGACGATGTAGAAGCGTTCTTCAAGCAGTCTATTTTTCACCAGATAGAAATGAATTTCAACGGAAAGGAAGGTGCAGAAAATGAAGAACGTTCTGATGCTTGATATTGAAACTACGGGATCCGTTCCCGGTTGCTGCATTCTGACGATTGGGGCTTACGGGCTTGACAAGGACGGCGGAAACGTGGAGTTTTACAAGCGCATCGCGCATTATCGCAGCAAGAGTGACGGATTTCTTGACGAAGCAAAAACACTTGAGTGGTGGGAAAAACAGGATGAATCTATACGTTTCGAAGCGTTTAGCGGTCGTGACAACCCGGAAGAAGTAATCAATGAATTCTTAGGTTTTATTGATGAAAATTTCATCGTAACGGCCAAAAGTTTTTCCGTATGGTGCAAGGGCCCGGATTTCGATTTTCCGATCTTGAAGCGTTACTTCGAACGTTACGGGCATGAATGCCCGTGGGCTTTTTGGCAACAGCGCGACTACAGAACAATACAGGCAATGTCCTCGTTAATCAAGCGTCACGAAAACAACCAAGGGGCACATAGCGCACTTGAGGACGCAAAGGCCCAAATGAGAGGACTTGAATACTTCTGGAGCCTTAAACAATTAGACCTGTTAAAGGAATTGGACACTGCAAACCGTATCAAGGAAGAACATATTGCGAAGGCGGACAAACTGTTGTCTTGCTTGAAGTGTCTTGTGATGCGGGATCTTATCAAGGATTGCCCGGATAAAGCATCCGCCATTGAAATCGTGAAGGAGTACGACAAATAAGCGAAACTTTGAGTAAGGATATTGTCAATATTAGTCTAAATCTTAAAGAGATTGAGATTATCAAGCACTCGTTCGGGTATGATTACAGGAACTACTCGTTTCGTAATGACTTTGTGACTTCACCGACAAGTTGCGATGGCGTTATCTGCGAGGGTCTTGTAGAAAAAGGTCTTATGGTCCGCCACAACTACAAGCAACTCCCCGGCGAAAGCGTGCTTTATACGTGCACGGACGATTGCAAAAAACTGATTATGCGTATCGGCGGGTATAAAGCGTAGGAGTATGAGCGAACTGAAAAAGGCGCTGGACTATATAAAGGAGAAGAAAAAATGTTTGTAGAAATTAACGATATGATTATCAACCTAGACAATATTACGGTAATTGATTTACCGTCAAAAGACAGTGAAAAATACATTGTCAATTTTACGCGGCAACTGCACTCTAGGTACTTGACAGAATCGGAAATGTCTCAACTTAGAGAAAAAATGAAAGAATTGAACATTCTGCATAAGATTGAACCGATTATAGATTATACTCACGTAACAAAAAAGGAAGATGGACCAAAAGAATGTCGCGATTGTAATTGGTATTGTTTGAAAAGCAATGGTTTCTTTGATTGTACAGGTGCGCATGTTTGCTCTAGGAAATTGAAATGATTGGCGATGTTATTTTATCTGAAAAAAATGTTAAAGTGATTTGTGGATTTTTCAGAAGTCCACAAAATTGCCGTGGATATGATCTTAAAACTCCCATTGGAAAAATTGCCGATTGCGCTTTTCGCCATCATAAATTGAAAGACCGTGATATTCTTGAACTTGAGAAAAAACTTGAATTAGCGAATAGTTTGCTTGAAAGTGAAAGACAAAAATCTGCATGGCTTAATAGAGAATTGGAAAAAGAAAAAATAAACGTGCGCAAGGCTATAAAAAAAATGTGGAGAGCTATAAAAAGCTACGCTTACGTTGCAAAATTTTTTTATGATGATGAATTTTCAAAATGGGATGATGTAGAAAAAAAAGCTAAAGAACTTTCGGAAAAATTTAAATAAGGAAATTTAAAAAGGATGCGAAATGAAACGCAAGGAACGTATGGGATGGTACATTGAGCAAATCTGCAAGGTGTTGCAGCATTTGCCCGTCACGCAAGCAAACGAGATTGAGTGCAGAGCCTTGTGGAATAACCTGCAACTATCTCACGAAGATATTGTTACGAAGTACATTGACAAGGAGAAAAAAAATGGGCGTTAATATTAAATTTCCTAAATTCACGTTAGATTGCGGTTATTTCGGATTTATGCACCTTCGTGGTGAAATTTTGAAAAACGTACCGCATCAAAAACTAAAAGACCTTTACGACGATCGTCTGCATCACATGTGTTTCATTGATGAAGAAAGAGAAAAAAAATATTTCGCTGAATTTGACAAAAAAATCAATGACATAAACTATATCGCAACAGAAGGTTCAACAGAAGAAGAAAAAAAGATGCTTAGTCTGTTTTCCGATTTCTTTTGGGCTCCGGATTGCGGATCTAAAATGAAATTAAAACACGTCAAAGCTATATGGCATTATATCAAGGATTGCAACGATGATTTTCCTTTTGGATATTCGGGAAGAAAAGATTGTGCTAATTTCCAGCAATTCAAGCAAGGAATAAAAGATTGTTTGGATAATAAGAAAGGTTTTAGTTGGGTTTAGTTTATGCTTTTTTGTAAACGGTGCTGAAAATTTCTTTCTAAAAATCTGGGTTTTATTGCTGGATATTTTCGTTTGTATTAGGTCAATGCAACTTCGAAAGATAGAAGTCTTGAATTGTGCAAAGATTGTTTTGACGAATTTTTAAAATTTATGAAAAAGGAAAATTAAAATGATTAATGAAAAAAATACATTTATTGATCCGCTGGATGTTTCTGAAAAAGAATACAGTTTAGAAAATTGTCTTGATGGATTGCTGCATCATGTTAATTCTACATTCGGCACTAAAGATTATGGATTAGAGTGTGAAAAAGAGGTTCATTTTTGCATTGGCGTTTTGTGCGGTTTAAAGGAAGGAAAGAAGAAAAATGAAAATAGAACTTGAATTAAATGAAGATGAAATAATTCATTTAAAATGCGCACTAGATATATCCATTTTTAAATGTGATGATTTTCTTACTGATGAATATGCTAGTGACGAAAAAAAAGATGAAGTAAAAAGAAATAAAAGTGTGTATATAGGTTTGTTAAATAAAATAAATGAACAAAGAAAAAAAAGGATTCGAAATGAAACGCAAGCAACGTATGGGATGGTACATTGAGCGAATCTGCAAGGTGTTGCAGCATTTGCCCGTCACGCAGGCAAACGAGATAGAGTGCAGAGCCTTGTGGAACAACCTGCAACTATCGCACGAAGATATTGTTACGAAGTACATTGACAAGGAAGCTAAATGAAGAATAAGATTACACCATACACCAACCCAAGATTTTACGAAGTAGCTCATGAATTTGGCCTTGTAGTTGACAACGAGACTAGGGTCAATCGTGAGGGACGCAGAAGCGATGAATATAAAATTTGCGAAAAGATGAAACTGAATGAAGAAAAGATGAAAATAAACGAGGAAAACAAGTAGGTTAATTTATATGAATGAATGGAAAGTTGGTGATGTTGTTGTTTGCGAGACGCCGTTTATTTTTAATAAAAAAAGCATAATTAGAGAAACTCAAACTACATGGGTTCTCGATGATGGTACAAAAATAAAAAAAGGTCAAAGAAAACCAATTGGAGAAAACGGTTATGGTGCAAGAAGGTTTTACAGTTTAAACGAACCAGAAGGAAAAAAAATCATTGAAAATATGAAAAAAGCAGGAATTGTTGATATGCTGAAAAAATATGAATGGGGAAAATTTAATTATGAAACTTTAAACAAGATTGTAACATTTTTAAATGGTATTGAAAAATGAATGATCAAAATGGAATTGAATTTAACGTTCACGTTGAATATGCTAATGGAGCCACTGTTAGCTCAAGAATTGGTGATGTTGATGCAAAAAAAGATTTATGAAAAACAATCGAAAGAACAGAAAAAAGATGATGTTGCACAAGTGCGAAAATTGTAGACAAAAATTTCGTGCGTTCGATTGTCCTCATTTAAACCTTCTTTTGTGGAGAAGGGTTTGCCATAAATGTGGTTGTATTCCTGTACCGTTTTGAGGTTGAAAAAAATGCAACTTTCATTTTTGCCGCAAATTCTCCCGACAAAGCACGATTACATAGTGCGTCGCTTGAACAAAAACCACAATTACGATCCACGGGATGACAAAAAAATTAAAGATTCTGATGTCGTGGGTTTTTGCCGTTTGTGCGGACAACCGATAACAGAAGGCGATGTTAGGTGCGTAAATGCTCTTACATATACGCAATGTGGACCGAATGCGAATGGCCCCATAGATGAACAGTACGAATGTTATTACATAGGATGCCGAAAATAAAATGATTGAAGAAAAAAAATTCGTAATGAAAAAAGAAAATTATCTCGTTTGCCCAAACTGCAAAAACGACAAAAAATTCAGACTCATTGCCGACAAGATTGAACCGGGCATTTTCGAAATGAAAATTGGTTGTTGCGGTTGCGATTGGGTTTCAGATGATATTTATGAAGATTGTGGCTTTTCTCCAGATATGGGAAAAGAAATGATTGCCGTTTGTGTTAAGGACCTTCACGATCGACAAACGGGCTGAATTGCATTCCTTGTGCGTTCCTTGGCCTTCTGCATTGTTGTGGCTAATAACCACTGACTACTGCAACAAAAGCCAGAGAAGTGTGCTGGAAGCCTTAGAAGTAGGTGCAGAATAAAATCCCCCCACTATGGCAAAATTGGTTGACACCCCCCCCGTTTGGGTCCTTTGAAGGGGGGAGGGGGGCCTAGCGGGTCGGGGCGAGTCCAATCTTTCGCTAGCTGTATGTAAAAAAAAGTGGTAACAATGGCGTTTTTAAGCAAAAAACGCCACTTTTTTATTTTAAAAAAAATGGCCGTGCGTTGTTGGGTATTTGTTTCCCCGAAAAAATATTTTCAGATATGAAACGAAATCAAGAGCGATAAAGGTTTCCGGCTGATTTCATTTGTGGAAAAAATGTTAAAAATGTTGATAGATTTTTTGCTAAAAAAATTTTATTCGTTGAGGTGGTAATGGTAACTTTTTTTGGTAATGGTAACAATTTTTTTTATAAATTTAATTCGACGCACCGCCTTTCTGTTAATTCCGTATGTGGAAAGCGGTTAAATTTTCCTCAAAAGGAGTTAAAATGTCGAAAGGTGAAAGCATTGGTGTTAGGGAATTTGCCCGACAAGTTGGCTGTTCGCACGTCAACATTTTAAATCTTATAAAGGCCGGAAGGATGCCCCAGAACAAGGATGGAACAATCCCGCTTGACGATGGCCTTATTGCTTATGAGAACCGTAAAAAGAAAAAGGAACCTAAAGAAAATTCAAAGATCAAAAAAAAATCGGTTCAAACAAAAAGTAAGCGACAAAAAAAAATAAAAGAGTTGCCGGATGATTACCAGAATGATGATGGTGAGTATTCGAATGATAGTGCTCCAAAATTGACATCTGAAAGTTTGATAACGGCCCGAGATATTACTACTCAATTCAACAAGGCCAGACTTGCCGAAAAGACTTATCAAGCAAAACTTAGGGAAATTGAGTATAAATTGAAAAAGGGGGAAATAGTTTACCGCGTTGATGTAGAAAGTGACGCGGCAACTGTTGCTGCAGAAGTGCGTGAACGATTGACGTCAATACCTGTTAGGATTTCTGCATTGTGCGAACACCAGCCCGCCCGCCGGATTGAGGAAGTAATGACTGACGCCATACAGGACGCCCTTCTTTCTTTTTCAAAATCAAAGTTCATGAAGGCTAATGGCGATGGGTAATGAGTGGAGCAAAACTTTTTTCAAGGTTTGCCGCCCGCGTTCACGCTTGACGGGTTCTCAATGGGCGGATAAATACCGATACGTGGCTCCTGGAACTTCGCCGGAACCCGGAGATTGGCGCACCGACCGTGTACCGTATTTGCGTGAACCTATGGATGCGGCCACGGACAAGGTTACAGAGCGCGTAGTTATGATGTTTTCTTCACAAGTTGGAAAGACAGAAGCATTACTCAATATAATGGGATACTACGTTGATCAAGAACCCGCACCGCAGCTATTCTTGCAACCTACCATCGACGCTGCAGAAAACTTTTCGAAAGAGCGCATCGAGCCTACGTTCAAATATTCGCCGGGGCTCAAAGACAAATTGGAAGAAGGAAAGGAAGGCCGAGGTACAAGCCGCAAGAAATCTACCACAATCCGCATGAAGCATTATCCGGGCGGCTACATTGCCCTTGTAGGTGCAAACTCTCCGGCGGGGCTTGCGTCACGCCCGATACGTGTTTTGCTGGCTGACGAAATCGACCGTTACGGCGTGACGAAGGAAGGGGCCCCGCTAAAATTGGCTATCCAGCGCACGACAAACTTTCACAATAAGAAGCACATCTTTGTTTCGACACCGACAATAAAAGGGGCTTCTGAAATTGAAAAGTATTATCTCGAAAGCGACCAGCGAATTTATATGCTGCCTTGTCCGCATTGTGGGTGTGAATTTGAATACAAATGGGAGTATGTTGTTTGGGACAAGGACAAGGACGGTGAATCGCTACCGCTTACCGCCCGTATAGTATGCCCTCATTGCAAAGAAGTTGCACGTGGTGCGTACAGGCCGGACCCGGAAATTTTGGCTTTGGGGCGCTGGGTTCCTCAAAATCCCGGTGCAGGTTCAAAGGGCTACCACATCAATTCCTTATGCTCACCGTGGGTCAATCTATACGAACTTGTAGATGAATTTGTAAAAGTGACCAAAAAGAAAGACAAAGACGGTTTGATGGAATTTGTAAACTTGAAATTGGGTGAATGCTGGGATGAACAACTTACTAGGGATGATTGGCAAAGATTATATGACCGACGTGAAAATTATCCCGCAAATACTTTGCCGCCGGGAGCCTTGATTCTTACTTGCGGCGTTGACGTGCAGCATGACAGATTGGAAGCTAGTGTTTATGCTTGGGGTGCGGGTAAGGAGTGCTGGGGCGTGGAGCACCGTGTAATGTACGGATCCCCGGAAATTGAAAGTACATGGTCGCAACTTGACCAGCTACTGCAGAAGAAATATAAACTGTTTATTGGTGCAGAAGTAAATATCGCATGTACGTTCATTGACTCCGGCGACGGAAAAGTTACAAATGAAGTCTACAAATATACCGTGAACCGACAAGCGTTGCGCGTTTTTGCAATAAAGGGTCGCGGCGGTTTTGGACTTCCTTTTATTTCACCGCCAACAAAAAACAATCTTTTCGGAGCCACACTTTTCTCTCTAGGCGTAGATTCCGGCAAGTCAATTTTGTTTAACCGATTGAAAATTGAAGATTTTGGACCCGGATTTATTCACTATGATGCCGCCGAGGAATCCGGGTTCAGCGAGAATTTTTTCAAGCAACTCACTGCAGAAATTTTTGTGCAGACTTTTGAAAAGGGCCGTGTAATAATGAAATTTGTAAAGATAAGGGAAAGGAACGAAGCCCTAGACTGTGCCATATATGCAAGTGCCGCGCTTGAACTTATGAATCCAAATTTCGAGTATCTTCAAGAATTTTATGCACATGGCGGTTTTTTAAATGTACAAGAAAGCCCTAGAAGGCCATCTTCTAAGGGTGTTTCTCTATAATCAAGATTATTTTTTTTTGCACTTGAAGAAAAATTAAGCTATATTCTTTTCGAACGGAGAACATCTTTATGCCCAATAATGCAATAACTTCATGGACCAAAGAGGAAGCACGTAATATGCTTACTCTTTGGATTGAAGCGGAAAAAGCAGTGGCTACCGGGCAATCTTACAAAATAGGCACACGTTCACTTACCCGTGCAGATTTGTCCGACATTGCTGATCGAATCAAGTTCTGGAGAAGTGAACTTGAGGCTTTGGAAGATGGCAGGGGGCGCGGAATGCGTGTATTTAGGGCTGTGCCAAGGGATTTATAATGAACGCTGTAGATAAGGTTATTTCTGTTTTTTCTCCAGAATGGGCGTTGAAAAGAACGCTTGCCAGAAAGCGTATCGAAATGGCCGACACATTGTTCATTGGCGGAGCCGGATATGGTAGCCACGGAGCATCATACGGGAAAAAAAGTCTAATCGGATGGAGCGTTTCCGGGCAAAATGCAGATGATGATATTGTGGCCAATCTAGCTACTTTGCGAGACAGGTCACGTGATCTGTACATGGGCGGCGGATTTGCTACAGGTGCAATTAAGACAATTAGAACCAATGTTGTCGGGTCCGGCATAATGCTTTCCGCGTTGCCGGATGAAAAATTCTTGAAACTTACAGAAGATGAAGCAAGGGAATGGCGACAGAACGTAGAACGTGAATGGAAACTTTTTTCTAACGACGTCAATTGTGACGCCGAAAGGAAGTTGAACTTTTACCAGATTCAGAGCCTAGTCCTTATGTCTGCACTCATGAGCGGTGACGTTTTCGTCTACATGCCGATTATCAAGAGGGCGGGCGTTACATACGATTTGTGTGTGGGGCTTATCGAGGCTGACCGTGTTTGCAATCCTTCTCCATACCCTGTAGGCAAGAACGTTTGGGGCGGAGTTGAACTTGGCGAATACGGTGAAACCGTCGCATATTGGGTAGCCAAGTATCATCCCGGAGCCACGTTGCCGCTCAATGCCAAAACACCTATACAGTCTTGGAAACGTGTTCTTGCATTCGGAAGGACCACCGGGAGAAAGAACGTTCTGCACATTATGTGCGATGTCGAACGTCCGGCCCAACGCCGTGGAGTTCCGCTTCTGGCTCCCGTAATTGAAGCCTTGAAGCAGTTGTCGAGATATACGGAAGCGGAACTTATGGCCGCTGTTATATCCGGGATGTTCACTGTATTCGTCAAATCGAGCACTCCGAGCAACCCTATGGCGTCAATGTTCCCGCCACAAATGAAGGTTGACAAAAAGGACCCCATTGCCTATGAAATGGGCAACGGTGCAATAGTTAGCCTTGATCCTAACGAGGAAATTCAGACTGCAAATCCGGGCCGTCCGAATACGGCGTTCGAAGGGTTTGTCCAAGCTATCTGCCGACAGATCGGGTCCGCACTTGAGTTGCCCTATGAATTGCTTATCAAGCACTTTACGGCGTCATATTCTGCCGCCCGCGCTAGTTTGCTTGAGGCTTGGAAGATGTTCAGAATGCGGCGTGAATGGCTGGCTTCTAGCTTGTGCCAACCCGTATATGAAGAATGGCTGACCGAAGCCGTCTTGAAGGGCCGTGTCAAGGCACCCGGATTTTTTGACGATCCGGCTATTAGGGCGGCGTGGTGCAATGCGGATTGGTACGGCGATTCTATGGGGCAGTTGAACCCGCTGGATGAAGCAAAGGCCGCGGAAGAACGTGTAAAGAGCGGTTTTTCTACAAGAGAACGTGAAGCGTCTGAAATTACAGGTATGAAGTTTGACGAAATTCACGCGGCCCGTACACGCGAGGAAAAAATGCGTAGGGAAGCCGGACTTGTAACAGATTCACAAGGACAGATTGTAACTAATCCTAATCCACAAGGCGAACAAAATGACCAATAATTTTTTCTACAAAGTCACGGCACAAGCCGACGTTACTAAACCTGCACGTCTTGACCTTTTCGGCGTTATTGGCGGCGGTTGGTGGGAAGATGGATTCGACGAAAAATCTTTCAAGGATTCCATGAGCGTAATTGCCGAAACGCAGCCTATCGACATCTACTTGAATTCTCCGGGCGGATCCGTATTTGCGGGCATTGCCATTCTTAACTTGCTTAAACAGCATAAGGGATCAATTAGAATCTTTGTCATGGGCATTGCTGCAAGTGCCGCAACGCTTATAACAAGCGCCCCTAATGCCCGTGTTATTATGCCTACGGGCTCGATGCTTATGGTTCACGCTCCGCGGCTATCTGCAAACAGCATGACAGCTAAACAGTTGAAGGAAGCAGGGGTCGCGCTGGAAAAAATCGAAGAATCGGTTAAACAAATTTACGTCGAAAAAACGGGCATGAAGGAAGATGAAATTGCAGAAATGATTTCTCATGAAACCTACATGACCGCCCCGGAAGCCGTAGCAAAGGGCTTTGCAGATGAAGTTGACGTGACTCAAAAAGTCACAAATTCCTTGGATGGAAACGTTGTCATGCTTGGCGGTATGCCCGTACAGAAGAACTTTTTTGACAATGCACCGGAAGATTTCTTGAATAAATTGGGAGAAAATGTTGCTCCCGTTCAAAAAAAATCTATATTAAACCACAACGAGGAGGTCGCAATGACTCTTGAAGAAATCAAGGCGCAGCATCCCGAACTTTACAAGCAGATTCGCAACGAAGGCCGCGAAGAAGGCTTGAATGCCGGGGTGACGCAGGAACGAAACCGCATCAAGGCAATCGAGGATATGGCCCTTCCGGGTCAAGAAGCCCTTGTTGCCAAGGCCAAATTCGATACGGGCATGACCGCCGAACAGTTGGCCGTCGAAATGGTCAAGGCTGAAAAAGCCAAGAAAAATACGATGGCCCAGCACATCGCCGAAGATGCCCAAGACCTCAACGGCATTGGCTCCGCTGGCGCTTCTGTTGACGCTACTCCCACGCCTAGCGCCGATGACAAAGAACGTGAAGATCTTGTGAAAGGCGCAAAGGAACGTCTTGCCAAGATGAACAAAACGATGGAGGGCTAAACTATGGCCATGAACGAAGTATTGGGAACTTTCGAACCCGACAACCTTTTTGCCGCGAATCAAGAATTGCCCGCCGTGGCCGATGTGCTTGAAATCGCCGCAAGTCAAGACCTCAAGCGTGGTTCGCTTGTCAACGTGAACGGCGCACAGATTGCCGCCACAACCGACGGCGTGAAGGCTTCCGGCACTATCACGTTTGCCGACCAGCCGTCCGCCGACGATACGATTACCGTCGGTACGACAACGCTAACGTTCAAGTCCGCCGACCCGGGCGAAAACGAAGTGCTTATCGGCGCGGACCTTGCCGCGACTATCGACAACGTAATTGCCGCCTTGCCCGATTCCGTTACCGGGTCCAAATCTTCCGGCGTTCTCACCATTACCGCCGTTGCCGCTGGCACCGCTGGAAACAGCATTGCCCTCGCAAAGAGCGGTTCCGACATTACCGTTAGCGGTGCTACCCTTACGGGCGGCGTTGACGAAGTGGTGGACACTGACGTCTATGCCGTGCTTGCCGAAGATTGCGACACCACCGAAGGCGCAAAGGAAGCCGCCGTGTATCTCACGGGTGAATTCAACATCAACGCCGTCAAGGTCAACGAAAACGTTGACGATATGGCAGCGGTCAAGATTGCCGCCCGCAAGGTCGGTATTTTCTTGAAGAAAAACATTTAAGGAGGTTGAAAAATGGCAGTTGACATTTTCGAAACCCGCACTCTTTTCGGTGCAATCAATGAAGGTCGCTTTGGTGCCCGCGCCTATTTCCGCGACCGCTTCTTCAACCGTATCAAGGAATTTGTTACGGAAACCATCGACTTCGACTTGAAGGACGCACAGGGCCGTAAACTTGCCCCGTTCGTGAATCCGCGTGTGGGCGGACAGGTCGTTGACCGTGTTGGTTTCCACACCGATTCCTACAAGCCGCCCCTTCTGGCCCCGGAAATGATTACCCAAGCCGAAGAACTCATGAAGCGCATGGCTGGAGAAAGCGTCTACGGAAGCCGTACCCCAGAACAGCGCGGCCTTGAAATCGCGCAGGACAACATGATCGAACTTGACTACATGATTACTCGTCGCGAAGAAGCCATGTGCGCACAGGCCCTTTTCGAAGGTAAGATTGATGTCAAGGGCGAAGGTGTCGATGATGTTGTGGACTTCTGGAAATCTCTCCCGGAAGCCAAGAAGCCGACATCTACTTCCGCTACCTATTGGGACAACGATTCTATCGACGGCAACAAGATTCTGGACGAAATCAGAAAATACGTCCGCAATCGCGTCAAGTTGAGCGGTTTCAAGCCCCGCGAAATGTATTGCGGAAGCAAGGTTATCGACACCATCATACCGAAACTTGGCGCTTGTGAACTTCTCAATAACCGCCGCGTGGATCTTGGCGAAATCCGTCCTTCCGAATTGCCGGACGGCGTTCACTATTGGGGCTTTCTCCGTGACGCTGGCATCGACATCTATTCGTATGATGAATACTACGAAGTCAAGGGCGACATGGTGCCGATGGTCCCCGAAAACAAGATTCTTTTTGCATCCCGCGAAGTTGAAACCACTATGGCCTACGGTGCCGTTTGCATTGCGGACAAGCCGAAGAACATGCTGGCTTTCTACACTTCCCGCCGTGTTCCGCATTCCTACGTGCAGGAACGTCCCGCAGGAAGAGTCATTCAGTTGAATTCCCGTCCGCTCCCGATTATCAACCAAGTGCAGGGCTTCTCCGTGCTCAAGTGCTTGGCCTAATCGGACAAAAAGAAGTGCGCTACACCACGGCGCATGTTTCTTTTAGGAGTATTCCTAATGAAAAAGATAGTTTGTTTGCAAAATATTTTTGTCGATGGAAGTTTTGTCTTGGCCGGAAAAGAAATTGTCGTTTCGGATGAAATGGCAGTTAATTTGGTTGAACGTAATCTTGTAAAGTACGTTGGTACAAAGCCGGAACAAAAAAAAGACAATGAAACGAAATCCGAAGTTCCCGTAAACGGTGACGATACGGAAGGTTACAAAGCAGGTTCAAATGAACTTGCAGATACCTCTACCACGAACTTCGGTAATTCTTGTGAACCGCCTAAAGTAAGTGAAGAAGTAACAGACGCCAAAACGACGCCTGTTATTGATGATGATCAACCCAGACGCGGGCGTCCCCCTAAAAACAAAAACAGGGGAAAGAAAAAATGACCGGGTTCAAGGAACAGGTCCGAAAGGATGTCAAGGATGTGTTTATCAATTTCGCGGAGTTCGCGGATTGGCACAACCTTAACGGAAAAGATACCTTGTGCGTAATTTCCCGTGACTTAACGGACGAATTGCCGCTGGGTCAAAGAAACCTTGAGGGCGTATTCCTTAACAACTTGACGATTTACGTGGAAGATTTGGACATGCAGCCGCGCCCGGTCGAGGGCGAAATGATGCGTGTAGATGGATCATTACATTTGGTCAAGTCCGTGTCCGACGAAATGGGTGTTTACGTCATAATTTGCGAGGCTAATGAATCGTGAAAATAAGGCTTGAAAAGAACGAAAGCGATATGCAGAAGGCGACCCGCCTCTTGTCGGGTTGCTCCGAAGCTATCCCGTCCGTTTTTTCCAATGCCATGAACCGCGCAGCGGAGCAGGGCCGCACGGCGGCAATCCGTTGCGTGACGAAGGAATACACGGTAAAGGCCCGAACGGTGCGTGAAACAATGCGCATCAAGAAGGCTACGAAAGATGATTTGAACACGGAACTTACAAGCCGTGGCGCACGTTTGCCGTTGCGCGACTTCCGGCATTCCCCAAGCAGCGGCGACACCACCGGGGCTAACCGAAAGCAGATACGCGTGGCGGTAAAGCGTGGCGGTATGCGACAGCTGGAAAACGCCTTTATCTACCGTGGCCGAATATTTCAAAGGCTTGGTTCCGCACGTTTGCCCGTAGAGCAGAAATTTTCTAACGCCGTTCCCGTGATGCTGAATAATGATGCCGTCGTGAATGAAGTAACGGAAACAATGGAAAATGCAATGAGCCGACGCCTTGATTACGAGGTGAAGCGGACGTTACAGAAGGCGGTGAAGTAATGGTCACGAACTTGCTTACGAAGGCGTTGCGGGAACTTTGCGCACAGGCAGTGAAGGATTTCGCCCTTCCTACAAAGGAAGGGCAGAATCTACGTGCCCCGCGAATAGTGAACGGATTCTTGCCGCCAAAAAGAAGCGGCAACGGCGAACTTGACGATTTCCCTTTTGTGCTTGTACGACCAGAAGCGGGGACCGGGGAACGCGAATCCGAAGAAATCCGGGTGAACATCATTGTAGGTTGCTATTCAGAAGAATTTGACGGGTACGAATACGGAATAAACGTTATCGAGCGCATCAAGGAAAAGATTTGTACGTTACCAGCCGAAACGCTGGATAACCGCTATCAAATGCGTTACCCTATCAAGTGGAATATGGTGCCAGAACAACCGTGGCCGCAATGGCAGATTGACATGGAAACTATTTGGATTATCAACAGTCCGCAGAATACGGACAATTTTTGAGGTGAAAAATGGCAAATATGAAAAAGAAATTTGTTCCGGCACCGAAAAAAAATATACCTTTAATCTACGTGGGGACTAGCTTCCCGGACGGGTCCTTGAGTAAATTCCGCATTTGCTCTAACGGCATCCCGGAACACGTTCTGAACAAGGTCAAGAACAAGGCCGCATTCAAGAACCTGTTCGTACCGCCCGAAAAGTTGAGTTCCGCAATGCTGAACGTAAAGGCGCAAGGGCACCCGTTGTATCTTTGCAATCGGCAAATCGAAAAAGAACTTCTTTACAAGGAGGATAGATAAATGCCTTACGTTCATGGCGTAACAACTACCGAAAAGCCCACGGCAATCTTGCCCCCGGTGACAAGTGACGCGGGTATCCCGTTCGTTGTCGGAATGGCCCCGGTCAACATGACCGATCCGACCAACGTAAACAAGCCCGTTCTTTGTTCTTCCTATGCGGAAGCGGTCGCTAAGTTCGGCTATGCGGCCCCGGTTACGGATGCCGCATCGGGAAAGAAAAAACACGAATTTACAATTAGCGAATTTATCCAGAGCCAATTCGCACTTTTCCAATCCGCTCCCGTCGTTATCGTGAACGTTCTGGACCCTGCAACTCACTACACGGCGGCAACTGCAACCAGCATCAAGTTTGACGCGCAGACTGCATCCGTTACCGTCGAAGAAAAGGGAATCATCCTTTCTTCCATCAAGTTGGGCCCGTCCGGCTCTCAAGACGGTATTACTTCCGGCAAGTTCACCGCAGCGTTCGACGATGAAGGAAACCTTGTGCTTACGGCCAACAAGGATTCGCAGGAAGAATACTATTACACGCTTGACACGAATGTGGCTTTTGAGGCCAACAAACTTGACCCGTCCGCCGTGACTGATGCCCAGATTATCGGCGGTATCACTTCTGCAGGTGTACGTTCCGGCTTCGAACTTGTCGAAGAAGTGTTCCCGCGCTTCCGCGTTGTCCCTGGCACTCTCGTTTGTCCGTGGCGTTCCAAGTCTCCGAGTGTTGCCGCTGTAATGGCGGCTAAGGCGACTAAAATCAACGAAGTATTTGCCGCCGGGGCTGCACTCATTGACGCACCCACAAGCGGTGAACAGGCCGTGTATTCCGGCGTTGCCGCTTGGAAAAACGCAAACAACATCATGAACAAGAAGCAGGTCGTTTGCTGGCCGCGCTTGAACAATGATGGCGTGATCGTTGCAATGAGCACCCAACTTGCAGGACTTATCCAGAAGGTTGACGGCGAGAATGAAGGTGTACCGTATGTTTCCCCGTCCAACAACAATTTTGTCTGCACGGGCGCATTGCTTGAAAACGGAACCGAAGTTTTCCTCACCCAGACAGAAGCGGCCAACCTCAACGGAAACGGCGTCGTTACGGCTCTGAACTTTATCGGTGGCTGGAAGTGCTGGGGCAACAGAACCGCCGTCTATCCGGCAACTACGGATCCTAAAGATTCGTTTATCCCGGTAGAACGAATGTTCACTTGGGTTGGAAACATCTTGGTTCAGAACTATTGGTCCCGTCTTGATTTCCCGATTACCCGTCGGCAAATCGACACCATCCTTGATTCCGTCAATCTTTGGCTCAACGGTCTGGCTGCACGACAGTTCATTCTTGGCGGTCGCGTTGAATTCATGGAAACGGAAAACTCCAATCTGGACTTGATGGACGGAATCCTTCGTTTCCATGTTTACTTGACACCGCCGAGCCCGAACCGCGAGATTGATTTCATTCTCGAATACGACCCGGAATACCTTTCTACTTTGTTCTCGTAAAGGAGGCATGAATTATGGCAGCAGGTGAAAACAAGATCCCCGAACGCCTTATCAATTTCCGCGTTTACAACGACGGAAATGACTTGCTTGGCGTCGCTACAGTTGACCTCCCGGAACTCGAATCCATGAGCGATACGGTTTCCGGGGCTGGCATCGCGGGCGAAGTGGAAAGCCCCGTTATGGGCCATTTTTCCTCGATGACTACCACTATCACGTGGCGTACTATCGAAAAATCCCTTGCAACTTTGGCGAAGCCCGGTTCCCATGCGCTGGAAGTGCGCGGATCCCAACAGGTCTACGATGCCGCCAACGGCATCTATTCCACGGTGCCTATCCGTTGCTCCATGCGCGTAAGTCCCAAGACGGTTTCCCTCGGTTCGCTCGAACCAGGTAGCACTACCGATTCTGAAAATGAATTCGAAGTGACCTACATCAAACTCGAAGTGAACAAGAAGGAAGTCGTGGAGATTGACAAGTACAACTATATCGCACGTTTCAACGGCGAAGATGTGCTTGCCAAGGTCCGCGCCGATCTTGGATTGTAAGAATCTTGCAAACAAACGGGAGCGTGAAGCCGCCACGCTCTTGTTTATTTGAATTTGCGGCAGGAGAATTTTTTATGTTGTTTACATTTTCCAAGCCCGTAAATTTTGAAGATGAACCCGAAATAAAGGAACTGAAAATTGACCTTGATGGGCTCAACGGATACGACATCGACGAGGTGAAGAAGGAATTTTCCAAGGCGGGTAACTACTCCCCAATCCTTGCCACGGACACTACTTTCTGCATCATGCTTGCCGCCCGCCGTTCCGGGAAGCCGATTGAGTTTTTCAAGGAATTGCCCGGAAAGGACTACCTTGCAATTGCACAGGAGGTGCAGAATTTTTTGCTAGGTTAGGCCTTAATATTGAACAGCCTCTGCAAATGATACGAAGTGCTTGCGTCAATCTTGCGGGGGCTACGTTCACTAGCGTTCTCGATTGGTACAGGGTCCCGCTGTTGGACTTGAGCGAATGGGGCGAAGTAGTGGGCAACCGGGAAAAGGCTGTAAAAGGAAAGCGCTAGAATGGCGGGCAATCGCCCGCCATTCTTTAAAAAAGGAATTTTTGTTTATGGCAGGGAAAGTTTACGAAATCGGTTTCAAGATCGCGGGCAACTTGTCCGGGAACTTCGCGAAAACGTTCAAGAATGCGAACGAAGCCGTGAAGGGTTTTTCCGGCAACATAAACAGGATGAACAAGCAAGCTGCCGACATTGCTTCAATGGTAAAATTGAAGCAGGAAATAGGCGAGAACGCCCGTGCATACGCACAGGCTAGACTGAAAGTTGCAGAACTTGGCCGACAGATTTCAGCTACAAAGAATCCATCCAAGGAACTTGTAGCGGAGTTCAACCGCCAACAGGCCGCAATGCAGAAAGCCCGTTCCGCCATAGATCGGCAACGCGCTTCATTGAAGCAACTTGAAAGCCAGAACGGCCTTTCCTTGGCTAGCCTTAAACAGTTGATAGCCCGTGAAAAAGAACTTGCCCGTAATGCCGAACGTGTCGCAAAGGCGCAAAACGCTCAAGCACGGGCAGCTGGAGCCATTAGCAAGAACAACGCTACAATTGCAAGTACGGCCCCGTATGCAAGCGGTGTAGGAATGGCGATGGGTGCAGGTCTTATAAAGTCTATTACCATCGGTGCAGCGTTTGAAAGCGATATGGCGAAAGTTGCCGCCGTTTCCCGTGCAAGCGATGAAGAATTAAAGACGCTCACCAAGACTGCCCGACAACTTGGAGCAAAAACGCAATGGAGCGCAAGCGAGGCCGCACAGGGTATGCAGTATCTGGCAATGGCCGGATTCAAGACAAATGAAATAATCGAAACTATGCCTGGTATGCTCAACTTGGCAAGCGCCGGAGCTATAGACCTAGCATCAGCATCCGATATAGCGTCCAACATCTTGACGGGTTTCGGCTTGAGCGCAAGCGACATGAACAGGGTTGGCGACGTTCTTACCAACACTTTCACCCAGAGCAACACTACATTGCAGGGGCTTGGCGCGACAATGAAATATGCGGCTCCCGTTGCTAAGGCTATGGGCGTTTCAATTGAACAGGCGGCGGCAATGGCCGGAAAACTTGGCGATGCGGGTATTCAAGGCGAAATGGCGGGTACTACGTTGCGTTCAGTATTGCTTCGACTTTCAGCACCTTCCGAGAAAGCGGCTGTTGCTCTTGACGCCCTTGGGGTAAGGACAACCGATGCTAACGGTAAGATGAAGTCTTTCCCTGCGATATTGAAGGAACTGAACGCGGCCATGAGCGGAATGAGCGAAAGCGCCCGCGCCAATTTCACAAAGACAATTTTCGAGACGGAAGCCATGAGCGGTGCGCTTGTTCTTATGGAACAGGCCGGGAGCGGTGCGCTTGACAAGTTCATCGGTGCCGTGCAGGATGTAGGAAGTGCCGAAGCCGTTGCTAGAAAGCAGATTGATAACTTGAATGGCGACGTGACTATTCTTATTTCTGCAATGCAGGAATTGTACTTGAAGATTTACGATTCCGTTAAACCCGCGTTGCGATCTTTTGCGCAATTAGCTACAGAAATTGTTACGAAAATAAGTGATTGGTCCGCTGAAAATCCGGGACTTTTGCAGAAAATTGTGGCTGTTGCCGGGGCCGTTTCGGCGTTTACGGCGGCGGCGTTGCCGATGTTGGCCGCTCTCAAGACGGCTCAATTCCTTTTTGCGCTAATCAAGGCCCCAATCTTGGCGGCACGGGCCGCTATCATGGCTGTTCGCATGGGATGGATTCTGTACACGGGAGCAACAACAGCCGGGACCGTTGCCACGAAGGGCGCTAGGGCTGCACAAATTGCGTTCGCGGCGGCTGCAAAGATCATGGCGGCGGCTCAATGGGCTTTAAATGCGGCCATGAGCGCAAACCCCATAGGGCTTGTTATAGCCGGAATAGCGGCGCTTATTGCGATAGGTGTACTTCTATACAAAAATTGGGACACTATAAAGGAAAAGGTTCTTGACTTGTGGGCCGCTTTTTCCAAGACTTTCCCGGATGCGGCTGGCCTTATAAAAAAAGTGTTCGGTACTGTTTTCGGCGTCGTAAAGATGCAGATAAATTCATTAATATCCATTGTAAATACTGTTACAAGTTCGATAAACAAAGCACTTTCCAAGGTTAAAATCCCGGATTGGGTTCCTGTTTTTGGCGGAAAGTCTTTTTCTGTGAATATTCCTAAAATACCTCAACTTGCGGAAGGCGGTATAGCCACGCGCTCGACTATTGCTAATATAGGCGAAGGCGGGGAGCCGGAAGCCGTCTTGCCGTTGTCGAAATTGTCCTCGATGCTGGGAGGCGCATCCGGCGGCAATATTTCCGTTTCATTCTCGCCAACCATCAACGTTTCCGGCGGCGGCGGTGACGTATATGCGGAGGTAAGACGCGGCCTTGATGCGGCGCGTGTAGACCTTGAGCGTAGCCTTGAAAGGCTATTGGCAAACAACCGCAGACTTTCATTTGCGTAGGGGGAACAAATGAGGACAATCAAGACAATACAGGGCGACACTTGGGACAAGATTTCCCTACGAGTCTACGGCTCCGAAAACTTCATGGATAGGCTCATTGCGGCGAACATGGATCACCGCAAAAAGACTATATTTAATTCCGGGGACGTTCTTAACGTCCCGGAAATAGACACCGAAGCGGCTCTTGTGAACAATAACTTGCCGCCGTGGAAACTTTGAGGACGGAAAGGATTATGGCTATTGCGGACTTGTTCAAGACAAGGCAACCGATAGAAACGGCCCTTGGGCTTTATTTTACGGAGGCCGAAAAGGATGTCTGGGAAGAAATTTCCACGGACCTTCTTTCGTTTTCGTTTTCTGACTCCGAGACAAACGCAGCGGACAGCCTATCAATAACTCTCAAGGACGAAACGGGTAAATGGGCCCAACGTTGGAAGCCGGACCCCGGAGAACGTGTAAAGGCTTCCATCAAGAAGATTATCGACGGCAAAGTTGTCGGTACATTGAATTGCGGTAAATTTTTTGTCGATACCATGAAGGTGCAGGGAGCCCCGAGAACTTTCGAAATGGGGGCCGTATCCATTCCGTTGAACAAGCCCATTAGAAAGTTGATCAAGTCGAAGGCTTGGGAAAAGACATCGCTGAAAAAGATAGCGTCCGCAATAGCGGAAGAAGCCGATATAGAATTGCTATGGGATTCTGAAAGTGACCCGGAATATGACCGGGTGGACCAGAAAAAGGAAAGCGACTTGAAGATGGTTTCCCGTCTTTGCGACGAGGCCGGATTGTCTATCAAGGTAACGGATGACAAGTTGGTCATATTTGACCAGCATTCATACGAGAACAAGAATCCCGTAAAGACTGTAACGCTTGGAGAAAGCGACGTTCTGAACTACTCTTTCGAGACAAGCCAATCCGACCTGTACAAGTCCGTGACCGTATCTTACAGGAGCCCGAAGAAAAAGAAGAAGGGACGCGCCGGAGGCTATACGTTCGACCTCAAGACGGGCCGCAAGGTGACGAAGAAAAAGACAAGCAACCCAGCCGTTTTTACGTACACGGCCACGGACCCGGAAGCAGACGAGAACGGG